TTAAGGGCTAATCCTCCATGACTAACGGAAACACCAATATCTCGGACTGTCCTAGAGAGTTTGGACCGATTCACGGTCTTAAACAATTCTTTGACATCATCCGAAGGTGTTTCTGAAAGCATAAGTTCCAAGTCTCTCAAACATTCTCCAAGAATTTCCGAACGTCGATCAAGAACCCTTTGTTTTCCTGAATTAAGAACTTCTCCCTTGTGAATTAATTGGGAGTTGACAGTTCCAAAATCAGGATGAACATAGTTCTTTCCAAGTGAAAGAGAGAGACCAAATTTACTGACCTCTCCTTTCCATTTTGGATAAGAACTCCGTGGTGCACGCATTAGGATATCATCCCCATTTATTAAATATTTATGAGGAGGAACACCAGCTGCTTGTGCAGTACAGTCGTTCAATAAACAGAGAAGGGGAAATGAAAGAAGAGATCCCATCAGCTGGCCTGATTCCTGTAAAACAGGATCAAGATTTGATTCTACAGGGTAGACCAACAAATGAGGGGAAATCTCTTTCATTGCTCATCTTTTAGTGGGTTCATGATCGATAGACTCAAGAATACCTTCCAAGAGAGCTTTTGAAGCTTCTATTGGAATTGAATCTGTTGCTGCGGTATAATCACCAGAGATCCAAACATCATCGGGATTTGATTTCTCATATATCCTTCTGATAGCTGGTTCAAGATGATTTGTACCATGAGTAAGGCAGAATTGTTGTTCCTTACCTAAAGCAAGCCACATGGCTCGCTGAAATGGTTTGAGACAAAAACAATCTGCTACTCCCGCTGTGATAGTTCTTACCTTGAGTGGTTCCACAATGGGTTCCACCCTAACAGGTAAAGGATCTTCCGGCGGATAAGCATCAAATTCAATTGAATAGGTATTAGATCGAATCTCAGGTGAAGAATCAAAACCAAGAGAGGTAGGGAGAAAAGGATTAATTTCCTTTTCATAAAACTCCTTTCCAATCTGGGTTTCTGGTGTCTCTACTTGAGATTTAATCACTTGAGTCCATGTTCGGCGTATGTTATCATGATGAGAAGTACGCTGTCGATAAAGATTGACAATATCGCTAAGGAATCCGTTAGAAACAGGTTCCCAAGCGTCATGCTTATACCTTATTGAACCGTTTTCAAGAATTTCCTGACGGAATTTCACG